CGCATCACGCAAGGTTCTTTTGGTCCGAAGCAGGCTGGATGTTGGCGGCATCCTACCGCCGTGGTTTATAGGGTCAATGCGCAATCGCGAGCCTGAGGCGAAGACGAATGTCTGCTTCCGCCGCGGCCTCGTACTCGAACAACTTCGACTTCAGCGATCGCGTTACGACCTCGGTGTCGGGATAAGCCGGAAAGGCAACCACCGAAACGTCGTAAAGGTCAACCTCGATCAGCGTACGTCTTACGGTGAGTTCGTCGCCGTCACGCGAGTACTCCCACTGATCGGTGATCGTCTTGAACCCGAAAGGCATGCCCGTGATGTCGCCGCGTCGGATGCTCTCGACGGCGTCCCTGCCCGCGGTGGTGTTCGCGGGCTCGATCTCAACGGCCAATCCCTTGTCGTCTTGAAAAAGGGCGAGGGTCTTGGCCGCCCGTCGTCCGATGACCATCGACGAGATGTGATCAACCATCGCACGCACATCGTCGCCGCGATCGAGGGTTTTAGAGAACGCTCCCTTGCGAACCTGCTCGCGGAAACCCTCCCAGCCGATGGGCTCGCTTAACTTGTCAAAGACCGCGGCATACCCGACGATCGTGGGAAGCTTGTCATTCTCGCCGGCACGAAGCTCGAGCCCCTTGTAGGCGCGCGTCTCACGGGTCGGAACGGCGATCGGGGGCGCTGGCATCGGCATCGGTGTTACTCCAAAGTCTTAACCAGCCTAGCCGCTTCCTCTTCGGCATCCACACCAGCCCTGTTTCCTCGCCAATATCCGAGCGTGAAGTCGAGGGTATTGCCTGGCTTCGCCAGCGCTTCACGAGATCTGGCGACGTGCCGCGTAGCGATCTCGCCCACGACCACGCCGACCGGAATTTCCTTGCCGGTGACATCGATGATCGCCTGCACGATCGGCGAGAGGTTCGACCCGATCTGGTCACGATGCTCTGCGTAAAACGCGTCCCACTCCGTGGGATTGAGTCGTCGCACACGGTCGGCCTCGACCTTCAGTGATCGCGTGAAGGCCTGCGTGAGCAGGCCCGACGTCATCTTCCGCAGGCCTTCAAGGTTTCGGGCGTTCGATCCACCGTCCGGCCCAGCCGGGTTTGAAGCGTTCGACCCGGTCTTCTTGCCGAGCTGTTCGGCAGAAGTCATGTTGACGGGAACCATAAACATGTCGCCGAGATTATCGGGCATCCTGTTCCATCGCTCTGATCTTCGGACCTCAGACCGACTCAGCCACCCATCGAGGATCGCGCGGCCCTTGGCCTCGTATCGCGTCTTCATATCGCCGCGGGTCAGCTCGTCGTCGTCGTGCCGCGCCTCGCGAGTGAACTTCATCACGCCGAACAGCTTGATCGCGATCTCGCTTTCCCACCTTCCCATCCAGCCGCCGAGCGTGTTGGTCGCGTAATCACGGCCCTGCTGCTCGATGTTCGAAAACGCGGACTTGGTCAGGTCCCCCGCCATGTGCGGAGGGAATCGGAACCAGCGGCATATATCCGTTACCTGGAACTGCCGGCTCTGGAGGAACTGTGCATCTTCGAGCGGCATCGTCGCGGCCGTCGAGGTCATGTTCTCTTCGAGGATCAGCGGCCTGTGCGCGTTGTCAATACCTGACGACTGAGCCTCGATCGACGCGCGGAGGTTCTTCATGGCCTCCGGGCCGATCGTCTTCGGGTGCGTGAGGATCATGCTCGGTCGGCCGCCCTGATTGAAGAACTTGGAACCAAAGTTCTCCGCCGCCTTTGCCAGACCAAGGCAGTCCTTGGCGATGCGAATCACGGAATAGCCCACAAGGCCGTTGCCCAGGCCGCGGATGTGCAGGACATCGTCGGCCTCTAGCGTCGTCGATCGCTCGCCGTGCGGCGGTGTGTAGTCATAAACAATTCGGTTGCTGCGGCCTGTACCAACACGCCGTACCTGCACGCAGTCGGGCATGAGCGGCCAGATCGCGATAGGAGCGCCATCGCCGCGCCGTTCGATCTCCGCGTAGCCGTTCCCCCACAGGAGGCAGTCCGCGGTGAGCGTCTCTCGCATGCTCATCGCCGACATCTCGCTGTTTGGCTGGACGTTCAGAAGCCGCCACACAGGGTCGTTTTTGACATCGGTCCTCGTGCCATCATTGGTCACGTCGGCGATATCGATGGGGAGCTTGGCGAGATCCTCGCTGATGGCGCGGACGCAGGCCCAGACCGTGGCGATCGAGAGAGCGTTTCGCTCGGTGATGCTCACGCCAGATGCCGAAGGCGTGCCGCCCGCCATCCAGTCCCAGAGCCACGAGACGGGCTTGTCGAGGGTGGTCGGCGAGGACCTCCGCTCGAATAGCGACATGACCGCATTAGCCAGCATGGTTCGTAGGCTCCTTGTTTGGAGTGGTCGTGCCGTGACGCTTCATCATCGCAAACGCCATGATCACGAGCGTGATACCGCCGCCGATGAACGCCGCCGCGGGGTGAATCATTCCAAGCCCCGCGACGATCGACGCCAGGCCAACCAGGAACGCGATGTTGATCGACTGCCGTCTCACAGTTCTGGAACTCCGCGGGTCGAATAGATCGATACGAACTCTTGAGTCAGCGTAGCCCGACCTATTGCCATGATGAGCGCGACGGCGCTGTCAATCCTGCCGGCACTCTTCGACTTAATCAGCCGAACGTTGTCATTCGTGTCTCGATGCTCGTTGGCGTTCTCGACCATCCACCTCAAAACTGGATCGCCACCGTGAATCAGTCGCTCCTGAAGAACAAGGGCTTCGGTGGTCTTGGTTGGCTCCGAAAGGAACTTCATGGACTGCGGGCACTCGAAACAGTTGATGCCGTTGTCGATGAGCTGCAGGGCGAGTTGCGTAGAGCCGTACGGGTCATAGGCGAGTTCTTCGATCGGGTTCGTGCGGGCCAGATTGAGAATCTCGCTTAGTACAAACGCATAGTCGATGACATCACCGGGGGTGAGCGTGATGAGCTTTTGCTCGGCCCACTGGCGGTACGGAACCTTGTCCCTCCGCTCTCGATCTTCAATGCCTTCTTCAGGCAACCAGGTCCAACGCTTAACGAGGAACTTCTGATCTTTCTTGAAGATCGCCACCATCGATGTTGTGTCCGTCCGCCTCGATAGATCCAGCCCGACGTAGCACTTCGCGCCCGCGAGATCCTTCTCGTCGAGCGTGCCGGCACATTTGTCCCACCTGGCCATCGACATCCAGCGGTTCGCGCCCTGAACCCAAAGATTCAGCAACAGCTGCTTGAAGGCAAGCTCCTTGCCGGGCATGCTGCACGCTTCCTGGTGCTGCTGAAAGAGGAACTGAGGGTTGATGCTGATGCCGTAGTTCGGGTTAGCCTTCATCCATACATCCGGCGAATGCCAGTTGTCGGTCTCCTTGGCCCCGAAGATCACGCCCAGGAACGTCTCGTCTTCGATCTCGCCTTTGGTGACCTTGCGGGCATATTCGTGCATCTCCCAGCACAGGCTCGTGCGGTTGCTGCCGGCGGTGGTGAACATCCACATCATCGGCTGCCGGCGAGAGCCCATCGATGTGGAGAGCACGTCGTAGAGATTGCGATCGTCTTGGACGTGCAGCTCGTCGAAGACGACGCCGTGCGCGTTGAGCCCGTGCTTGTTGTCCGCATCGGCGGACAAAACCTGATACGCAGAGACCGTGCTCGGCACAAGGATCGCAGACTTATACGGCTCGCATTCCTCGCTCAGCGCCTTGCTGGACTTCACCATCCGCTTTGCTTCGCCGAACACGATCCCTGCCTGTGGCTTGTCGAGAGCTGCTGAGAAGATGTCCGCGCCCGGCTCGGCATCTGCGGTTAGCAGGTAGAGGGCTATGCCCGCGGCGAAGGTGCTCTTGCCGTTCTTCCTCGGGATCTCGACATACACCGTCCGGACTTTGCGTTTGCCGTCCGGGTGTTTCCAACCAAACGCATCGCGAAGGATCTTCTTCTGCCATGGCGCGAGGATGAACGGCTTGCCCGCCCACTCGCCCTTCGAGTGGCAGAGGCACTGCTCGAAGAAGTCGCAGACGTGCTGTGCCGCTTTCTCGTCAAACCAGTAGGGAGAAGAAGCCTTCTTGCGGCGCGGCATGGGTGCGGTAGCCTACGGGCGACAACTACGCCCGTATGCCGCCAACCACCCTCGGGCCAAAGAACTTGGCCTTGAGCTGGTCAACATCGCGAGTGGCGGTCTTGCTGTGCTCGATGTTTATCCGCGTGCGAGCTGCTGGTGTGAGGCCGAACTCCCGCTCGATCTGAAGAAGCATGACAGAGAGCTTCCGAAGTTCCGCCGCGTAAGGCATCTCCTTGACCGCGATGATGCGGCCCGCCTTCGTCTTGACCGGAAAGGTCGTGCCCTTCTCACACAGCTTTCGGCATTCGACCCATCGGGTGAACATCCAGCAGTATCGCGCGAGCACGCCCCAATCGACCGACCTCGCCAGACCCGAGGCGCTCAGCATCGGCACGAGCTGGTCCCATGCACGCCGCGCGTCGCCCTCGAGCCAACTCGGCGGCAACGGATCGCCGCTCGGCGGCACGGGCTCGCCGAGCGAGAGCGGTCGCTTGCCCGGATTGCCCGCGGCGAGCTTCAGAACCGTCGGTTTTGGAGGGGGACCACGCTGACCCATGAGAACCTCATCAAAAACTCGCGCGAATTTCAAAACCTGCGACCGCGCGCACGGCGGATCCCCTGGGCCGGTCCCCTGTCGGGGAGGAGAGATCTGACCCCCCTACCGGGGGCTCTGCCGGGCGGTGCCTGGACTATAACGGACGTTAGCCCCCCGGTTTCGACCTGCCCCGCCTCGTGCCCGCCCGTTGGCCGTGGGCAAGCCCCTTGCGGCCTGTGCCGCTCGCTTGGCATCGTGGCCTTCAGTGCTGCTCTTCCGCCCGTGACACACTCGCCCGATGCCCCTGAGGTTCGAATAGTCGTCCGTTCCGCCCATGTACTTCGGAACGTTGTGGTCAACGTGTGAAGATGGTTCTCGACCACACACCTTGCAAATTGGGTCTCTGGCCATCACGTACTTCCGCTTGGCCTGCCACGCTCGGCCATAACCACGCTTGCTGGCTGAGCCTGCCTTGTCGTCTGGCTTGACCCAGCCGCCTGATCGCGGCTTGGGTGCCGGGTGCTTCGGGCATCGTCCACCAGCAGCAGGAGTTCTGCATCCTGCGTGACCGCAGAGTTTGAGAGGCAGTCGGGGCATGAGACGCTCAGGCTCAGATCAGCGGGATCTCAACTGCGGCCACGTCAACGTTTGTGAGCGCGCTATACGAAGCCTCGAACGATCCGTCTGAGTTGTTGAAGGCGTTGGGGAACGGGCCGATGATCGCGTCTTTGTCCGCGGCGATCGAGAAGGTCCGATCGGCGACGGTGTTTGCAGGGTAAGTTGCGTCGCCGGGTCGAGATGGAATGACCGATCGAATCGTGACGATGGTGGGAACTGCTTTTGTCGAA